AATAGTCACCATTATTATCAACTCTCTCAATTGTTGAAACTGAAAAAGGTTTATTACCCATATCACTTACAAAAGTCCAAAATGAATTTTTCCATTCATCACACATCTTAATACCTCTACCTCCATAATTATGATAGCCAGTGGCTCCTACTTGATAACATCTTTTTTTAATTCCATCCCAAGTTTGATACAAAGGATGTTTACTTGGATTACCTGTAGTACATAATCTAGAACAAGATTTTGTCTTACCTCTTTTTACATCACTAGCTTGTTTTATAATAACATTGCCACATTCACATTCAAATACCCATTTTTCACCACCAGCATAGTTAATTGCTGTTAACTTATTGAATTTCTGACCTGTAATATCTATTTCTTTTGCTCCCATAATTATATAATTTGAGACAAAAGTAATAAAAAATTAAAACAATACCTAATTGTATTCCAAGGTATTATCTCATCATGCAACTCAACAAACTGTTTGATATAATCAGCTTTTCTATTATGTTCATACCTAAGATTCTTTCCACCATACTGTGATACTTTCCCTTCCTGTATTTTAGGTGCCCATAACAGATACTCACCAGTGAGTCTCTGTGCTAGATTATATTTATGTTTTTCCTCATTATGAGTTAAGAAGATCACTTCAGCTTTGACAGAAGTATTATTCCAGCCGTAGACATTTGCATAGTAATCAATGCTTGCAAACAAGGTTTCATATTCTAGTAACCAGTTATCATGTACAATAACAGGACTAAAGTTTAAATGTACTTCATAACCAGCTTTAAGAAACAAATTAACAGCATTCAATCTAGTACTGATAGTTGAGGTATTTGGTTCAAGTAATGCTCTCCATTTTTCAGGTATAAGACTAAATCTTATTCTTATTTTACCTTCTGGATTAAAGTTTAGTAAAGCATTGTTTGTATGTTTAGTAGCAAATGAACCCATAGCAAGTGGATGATCTCTAAAGAACTCAAACACAGTTTGCCAATTCATTTCTTTGGCATGCAGAGCTACATCTGTATTACAACCAATGTCATAAGTAATATAATCTGGGTGTGTTTGATTAGGTTTCTCCACTGTTGCAAAATATACATGTGAATTAATCTCTGTCAGGATGTCTAGTGTGTTTTTAGCAATAGACCATCCTTCCGGTTTGTGTCTCTTCATGTAACAATATGTGCATTGATATGCACACCCATATATAAAAGATGGACTGATGAAGTCCGTTGATCTTCCGGAAGGTCTAATAACCATAGACTTCCTAGTAACTTTTTCTACTACAGACATATTATTCTAGATTTTTATATATACAGCTAATTAGTGCTACATATATTAATTCAAATAGTATTCTCATGACTATTCTGGTTTAAAGGTTAATAATTATTATCCCCACAAATAGTACATTCAAAATAATAATCTGATGTATATTTTCTTTCTGTTAATGGATGATAACATTTTTTATTTTTCTCTTGTTCACATTCATTCCACACTTTTAATAGTGCCTGTTGAACACTTACACTATTAGGATATGCAGTTTCAAGTTGTATTTCTTTTATTCTTTCTGGTGTCATTCTATTCTGATTTAAAGGTTTGGTTGTAATATTGTCTTCTATAATTTTCACTACCTTCATAATGTGCATTATTAATTTGCTCTTCAAACATTTCTTTGGCTTGTTTAAATACTTCTTCTTTTTGCCAAATGAACATTTCCTTCCAATGCTTAGATTTAATCTGGTCTTCTAACCATTTAACTGCACTCTGTTGCATCTTATTCCATTGTTAGGTTGCTATCAGATAAAATCTCCCGGATCTTATCTCTTAACTTTTCATAAGCCTCTCCTACTTCAGAAGGAAGTTTCTCATTATACTTAACTTCATTTCTAAGATGCTGATCTATTTCCCATATAGCAGCTCTATACTTCCATCCATCTAATGCTACCTGAGCATCAGATGCAGCATCTTCATCTGAAAATTCAATTATTACTTTCATTCTTCTGATTTAAGTTTATGAACAGGATTACTACAATTACCCTTGTGTGTTAATACTGTTGCGTTTCCCCAATCACCCCAAAGATATTCACACTTGTCTATTACAATCATTTTGATTGGTGTTGAATAACTTCCTACTTGAATAGTGGTAGCTTTAGTTTCTACATTACTATCTGTACAAGAGGTAAAAGTTAATAATGTTAATGCTATAAATAGTTTATTCATTCTATTCTGATTTAAAGGTTTCGTTGTAGTATTGTTCTACTTCTTTTTCTGAGTCCCAATTAATAACTCCATCAACCCAAGCTTCTTTAATCTGCTCTTCAAACATTTTATTGGCTTGTTCAATATGTTTTCTAAAGTTAGGGCTGCAATTTTCTATACTTCCAAAATGTTTTTCAATCAACCATTCTACTGCTGGTTTTTTTCCATTTTCCATCTTACTTAATGTTTTCTAGTGGATATGCATTGATAAATCTTTCAGCTACTAACTCAAAGTTTGGTTTATCCTTTGGGTAATATTCATTAGCTGCTTCTTTCAATGCAGCTTCTACATGAAGTTTAGCAAATTCAATCATGCATTCTTCTACATCTTTCAAAGTAAATGATGACCTCAATTTATTAAACTTTTTACTTAAAATGTCTTCTGCTGTTGGTATCTGTTTCATACTACTTCTTTTTAAATTGTTCAAACCACTCTTTTTCTGTTAATTTAAAGGTGTAGCCATATTTACCGTTATAACCTACATTATTTTCACCTTGTCTAAAGGCCTCTCTTAAATCTTCCTCACTATACATTCTTTCAGCCATCCAGTTGGCACCTGCTATCCAGTTATCTGTTTTACATAAATTAGGATCTGCAAGATTAGCAGCAGCTTCTTCAAGTGTTTCTTGTTTAGACATCATTGTAGAATTAAATATTCTTTCTTCTTTCTTTGCTGCTTCAGTATAAGTAAGTGTTTCTTGTTTAGGTTCTTCTGAACCAAATTCTTCTTCTAAAGCATCATCAAGTTCCTTATGAAGATTATCCCATTTTTCTTGTCTCATCTTATTTCTTTTTACTAAGGCATCCCATTCTTCAGGTGTGCCATTAAATTCCATGTCTCCCATAATTATTTTTTTCTTTGTTCTAAATAATCAATAATAAATCCAGCAGCAACTAGTACATTCATACCAAATGATGCTAATAACTCATATATATCTTGGTAAATATTTACGGACAGGTGCACATGACCTACCATCCAGAATGGTATGGACAAGTTTTGGCTTATCCATACCACTAGGTACTTAATAAAATGAAGCATTCACCATTGTATTGCTTGACAGTATTGCATGCCTGGGCCAGATGAAGTAAACTGACTTGCGCTTACTTGAAATGTTCCATAGTTACCTGTACAATTATTCTTTACTAGGAAACTAAAGTCACTCATATTAAGTTGAATTATTTCACCACAATTACATGGTCCTGCTGGAGGTGGTGTTGGTGCTGGAGTATCTTTCTTACAACCTGTAAATATTAAACTCAGTAATAAAATGCTTATTATTCTTTTCATATTTACTTGTTTAGTTACTTTATCATAAAATCATAAGCAGCTTTACTGCTAGTCATCTTGAAAGTATAAATTTCTGTAGTACAGTAACTCTCATTTATTCTGATTCTTACACTTGATGCAGCTTTAAAATCAGCAACAGCATCTGTGTATAATTCAAAATACCATGATATAAATATAACACTGTTATCTTCAGACTTGTTACCTGTAAACTTATACTTCTTATCTACTCCATTTACAACAAAAACAACATCAACACTTGGTTTTTCATCACAATAGTATCCACCTTGTACATATAGTACAACAGAACTATCTACATTTTCCATTTTCAACAATGCATTATTGTTTATTTCTGTATATGCAATTTTATATGGTTCATCAAAACCATTATCACTTACTTTGTAAGTCCACTGAGCACTAACACATCCTGTAATTAGTATTGCTAATAATAAATTAATCACCTTCTTCATTGTTCACTGTTTTTTTCTTCTCTTGCTTCACCATAGTGGCTGGAGAATTTTTTGCTTGCTTGTTGTACTTTTCTAATCTCTCCTGAATTTTCTTGTTCAGCAGATTGTAATCTAACTCTATCCTTCTTTCTTTCATATTCTTGCCAGTTATAAATTTCTAACTCTTTCATTCTAACTACATCTCCAAGTGTCATACCCTCTGGTATTCCTCCATTTTCTTCCATAATTTGTATACATACTTCTTTCATTCTTCCCATAACTTTAAACTTTTTTCTAAGAATAATTTAATTGTTGTCCTTATGTCCTTATGACCAAGAATTGATCCAGCTGCTTTTAACTTATTGTATAACTTTCTTTCTAAGTCTAGTTCTACTCTAACAGCTCTCCCTGTTCTTACATATTTTTCTACTGAATTAAAGTCAAATGGAAACATCTGAGCATATACATAGACATTCTTGTTATAAGCTTTATCATTTTGAAATTGTATGGCTAATCTTTTGTTATAGTTAACCATATCTCTTTTAATTCCAACTGCAGTAGCAATTTGATGTTCAGTCATCATAAATTTATATGCAAGAATACCAATTAAATAACTTCTTTGATCAACAAATACTCTAGTACGGGGCTCATGAAATACATTTTTTAATGCTTGTATAGCATCATCCTTTGTATAACCATCCATATTTAAATTAATTCTAGGTCTGCAGAGATTTCCTCTACTTTTTCTTCTTTTAATGCTTTTGCTAAGAATTCAACTGGAAGAAACCTTTCTGCATTATAATACTCATAAGGAAAGGACTGTTCAGATAACTGTACTTCTTTTAGTTTATAACCAAATTTACCTGCTTGCAAACCCATTTTAGAAATCTCCACTACTGTATATACAGTACCTTCAGTTATCCATTCATAGGGTGAGATTCTCTTTGGTTTATCACTGCTGTCAATACATATTACCTGCATAATCCTTAATTTCTGATTTTATATCTAAACCATCAAAGTTAGCTTTAATTTGGAACATTTCCATATAATCACCACTTTTTACTGTACACCTACCCGTATTATGAGCAACAACAGCACACTGCTCAGCTTGTAATCTTTCATGATCACAAAATCTGATCAAGCATGCCATTATATAATCATATGAGTTGAGGTCATCATTATATATAACTAGCTTGTGTGTTCTTGACTCTTCCATATTACTAATATAGTGAAATATTAAAATCTTTCCAAATAATTTTAGTTTGGTCAAAGTTTTCCAAGGCTTCTTTAACCCATTTTTCATCTATTGAATCCATATAACATAGTATGTGGACAATAGCCTTATCATCTGGGTTAAGTCTAAGAAGCCGCCCCAGCTTTTGTGCAAATTTCCTTTCATTACCATATGCATGCATTACAATACCTTGCTTAAGATTAGGTATATTAACACCTTCACTCAACTGATGTACAGCTGAAAGTTTAGTAATCTCTCCCTCTTTAAACATTCTTAAATTATCTTCAGAGTTCACATTAGCACTATGATAACTATGTTTACAAAGTCTATCAGCCTGAGCTTGAGTATTTGCAAAGATAATACACTTGGTATTAATACTTTCCATAAGTTTTTTAGTATAAAGCTCTTTACTAGGATAATCCTGCAATGCTTTCATCCTCATCACCCTGAGCATATGCATGTTACCAGAACCTACATCAATCCTTCTAGACCAGTAAGTATAGTTATCAATCTCAGATGCCATATACTGTCTGTTGCCAGTTTTAACCGGAAACACTTTGTTATGTGTCAGCTCTAACTGATGCACTACTATCTGGTAGTCATTTAGTATTCCATTCTCTACAGCATCATCTGCTTTAAATGTGTACACTACAGGACAGAACTCATTTACTAACTTACCCTTCTCTGAATAATCACGCTTAGGTGGAGTACCAGTTAGACCAAGGATTTTACCTTTGTATAACTGGAGAAACCCCCGGTGGCTATCCAGTAGACTATGCATCTCATCCAAATAGACAGCATCATAATCATTAGGATTGTGTTTGTTCAGACTTAAGTAAGTAGTGAATGTCATTCTACCTAATAAATTTTCTTTACCAAATTTCACAGCATCATCTTTCCAGGACTGGAAGATTGCCTTCTTTGGTGCTACTACAAGACATCTCATTAGTGGAGTAGTATTGAGTTCCATATGTGTCAGGCCAACAAGGGTCTTCCCGACCCCTGTGCCTAAACATACAGAACTGCGCAACTTACCTTCAGTAGCTTTGATTGCTTCTTCTTGGACTTCTTGCCTATTCATTTCATTTAAATTAAGTTAAATACCTTTTTCTGTATAAACTGATTAGCTACAGATACATCTGTCATAGCTTTGATAGTCTTGATGTTTTTATCTACATTTTCCAAAGTCTTTTTGTGGTCATAATTTTTACCATTATAAGCCTGAATAAATACTCTCAAGAAATTGTGTTTAACCCATCTATCAGCTTTACCAATTCTAATGAACAAATCACTGAAATCCTTACACATTGCCTCAGCATTTGGATTTGTAACTCTGAACTCACCTGTTTTGATAAGATCACTTGCTGCAGATACTCCATTATAGGAGTCTGCATTGTTACATATACCTGCAATCATCAATGGTTCCAAGTTATACAAATTCTTAAACCTTTTTAATGTAAGGTAGTCTGGATTATTATATAACCAAGCATTAACATAATCCATAAGCTTCCATGACTTAGATGAATTATTGTAAAAGGCCATCTTTCTAATAATATCATCTTCACTAGTAATTTCAATGTATCTGTATTCTACAGGTAAGTCTTCTCTTTGACAAGCATGTACTAAATGTTGACCATCAATAACATAGGTTTTTAACTCACCATCAATACAGTTTGTCTTAACACATATAACTTGTCTTGTAACACCCATTTCCCGGATACTCTGAACTAGTGCTTCTACTTGTTTAGAATCAATGTTCCTGTTCATTGGTAAATAGTTAAACAGTGTATAATCTGTTGTTGTAGCTATTTGAATAAATCCTTTTTTCATAATCATAATTTTAAATCATAAATAAATAATACTAAATCTTCTCTGTCTTAATTAAAAGACTGTTTGCATACAAAGTGTTTCTAAATGCTGCAATAGCCACTTTAGCAGTTTCAAGTTTCTTACTTTTTTGAAACTCATCATACAATTCATTACCAACAGTCTCAGACTTGTCAGCAACTTCTTTAATTTGTTTTGTGTTTGCTTTACTCATGCTGTTAATCTTTGAAGTTCCTTTTTCTTTTTACTAATTTCAATTAACTCTGGATACTTTTTAAGTTCCTTATACTTAATACCTAATGTTTGAACTAAGTCATACTTAGGAAGCATATAATCTTTACTTAAAATCTCATTAAGCTTCTCCATCCTAAGTTTTATTTTTCTTCTGGTTGGAAAGCAACAACATGTTTTTAACTGCTCTTTAAGTGTATTAAACTCACGCCTTCTTTCTATATTATACAGTAATATTGTCTGTACAATAACCATATTTGATTTTGGCCCCATAATTAATCATTTTAAGTTTCTAAAAATCTCAATCTGCTTTCTTTTAAGTTCAATCATCTTAGATGTTATCTCAGCTGCACTTAATCCAAGTGTAGTAGCTAGAGTAGTTTTGATATAAACATCAGTCAACTCATCAGAAGCCTTCCTCCGGTAGTTTTTATGATAGTCCTCCCATTTCTCTCTATTCTGAGCAACCCATTCCCGGTGCTTTTCTTGTAAATAATCTCTATTCTTTACATAATAGACTTTATTGTTATCAAGCTTAATTTCTCTATTACCTAAATAATACTCTTTAGCTTTTTGCTTTATAGTATCACAGTTATTCTTGTAATAGACTTGTCTATTAAACTTTTTACTTCTTGAAGCAACATCTTTAGTTAATTCTTCTGTAGCATAAGAAATGCGGCAGAACAGAGCATTGTTCTTCTTACTGCTTTGTCTAACCTTAATTCTATTTTCTTCAGTACTTGCTTTAGATCTTAATTTGTATTTACCTTGAAATATACCTGATCTATTACATGCACTAGTTACATTGCTTATTGTTGTATTTAAATACTCAGCAGCTTGTGAATAAGTGTCACATTCATAAAGTAGATTATCATCTAAATCATAAATTTTTACTTTAGCTCCAACATTCTTGTTATACTCTTCTCTTTTTTCATCACGGTATTGATACACAGGAGTAGAAATAATCTGATCTAATGACCAACCATTTTTAGCTCTACCTCTAATAGTACTGATACCATATCCTGTAACTTCTGAAAGTATTTT